GTGTCATAGCGAGCGTTTACGGACTTAAAGCTACAGATTTAATTAAAAGAAAATAATGTTTAAGTGGATTAAAAAAATATTTACACCTAAAAAACAAGACTATAATTCTGTAGATATTAAATACTCACCTGAAAAAAAGATAGATTACTCTAAATTAACTAAAGGTGATCTTAAAAAATTATTAGCTCAAGGAAAAATTAAGTCTATTTACAAACCATATAATTAGTATATAACCCTTGCATGATTCAAGGTGATAGTGTTGAATACGAAATCTTAAAAGAAGCTTGCAATAGTTTAGAAAACGAAAACCTATTTACTTGTGAAATAGGTCTTAGACAAGGGGCTGGAACTAAATTAATTTTAGATACTCTTAAAAACAAAAATCATTGGCATATTGGAATAGATCCATACGGTAATTTAAATTACGAACACTACGATAATTCAGGAGCTTATACTTGTGATTACACAAACAGTATGAAGCTACAATTAATAAAAGATATTGACTATGAAAACTTTACATTATTTCCTATGGGTGATGATGAATTTATGAAACGTTTTCCAGATGGTGTTCCTATTTATAGGAATGAAAAAGAGATAATTAACAAATATGATTTAGTTCATTTTGATGGACCTCATAAATCTTTTGATGTGATTAAAGAAGCTGTTTTTTTTGCTGAACGATCTCATGCTGGTACGGTGTTCGTCTTTGATGATTATCCTAAGTATGATATGGATACAATTTTAAAAGTAATTGTAAATGAATATGGTTTTATGCTACTAAAACAAGGAAAAAATAAAATAGCACTTAAAAGAAATTAATGGAATTAGACTATCAATTAATAAAAAGACTAGTTGATAAGAGAATAGATTCTCTTAAAGATACTCTTGTGTACTCTGTTGACAAATTAGAGCAACTTCATTATATTAGAGGACAAATCAAAGGCCTAGAGTCTTTGCTTCAGGATCTTAACGACCTGCAGAAAAAACAGGAGCAACTAAATGACAAAGAACTTAGAGACTTCAAAGGAAGTACCTAAAAAAACAGAAGCATTACTTAATGCTTACAAATCACGAGACGAAATAGAAAATACCGTATTAGATGCAAAGAATGTAGAGAAGGATAAAAATCTTCTTGACAGGCTTCCATCTCCTACAGGTTATCGTATTTTAGTTTTACCATATGCTGGTCCTAAAAAAACTAAAGGCGGTCTATATCTTGCTGATACAACTCAAGAAACAATACAGATGACAACCGTATGTGCATACGTATTGAAGATGGGGGATCTATGCTACAAAGACAAAGAAAAATTTCCTAATGGACCTTGGTGTAATAAAGGTGATTGGGTTATCTTTGGAAGGTACGCTGGATCTAGATTTAAAATAGAAGGCGGAGAAGTTCGTATTCTAAACGATGACGAGATAATCGCTAAGATTAATAATCCGGAGGATATCTTGCACGCATACTAACATACGCAATTAAAACAGGAGCTACTATGGAACTAGAAGAAACTAAAAAATCACCAGATGTGGAATTAGACACTGACGGTGTAAACGAACAATCAGTAGAAGTTGAAGAACAAAAAACAGAATCTACTGAACCTCAATTACCTAACGAAGAAGTTGATTTAGGTTATACAGAACCTAAAAAAGAAGGTATTGAAGGAATCACAGTTGAACAAACAGAAGAATCTAAAACAGAAACTAAGGTTGATGATTTATCTGATGTCTCAGAAAAAGTTAAAAGAAGAATTGATAAATTAACTTTTAAAGTTAGAGAAGCTGAAAGAAGAGAAAAGGCTGCTATCGAGTATGCACAAAGTATTAAAAAAGAATTAGATAATACTAATACTAGATTCTCTAAAACAAGCAAAAGTTATATTGAACAATTTTCTGCAAGAGTTAGTGCTGAACAAGAGAAAGCTAAAACTGCATTAAGAGATGCTATCGCAGAACAAGATGCAGATAAAATAGCTGAAGCTAACTCAAGAATTGCTCAATTAGCTGTTGAAGCTGAAAAAGTTAAAATGACTGCTGCAGAAGAGGAAGCTAAAGAAGAAAGAATAAAATCTCAAGCAGCTCAACAACCTCAAACTCAACAACCTCAAAACCCTACCTATCCACAACCTTCTAACAAAGCAAGAAACTGGGCTGAGAAGAATGAATGGTTTGGTTCAGATAGAATTATGACAAGTGCTGCATTCCAAGCACATCAAGATCTTATCGAGCAGGGGTTTGACGCAGAGAGTGATGAGTATTATAATGAAATTGATAAAGTTATGAAGGAAAATTTTCCTCATAAATTTAGTCAACCACAGGAGCAAAAGAAACCCGTCCAGACTGTTGCTTCTGCACAAAGAAACCAAAGCGGACGCCGATCAGTGAAACTCACCAAGTCACAAATAGTTATCGCTAAAAAACTAGGGGTGCCACTAGAGGAATACGCAAAATACGTGAAGGAGAATGCAAATGGATAATATAAAAAGAACCTCACGCGAGTCAGAAACTAGAAATACTGAAAAGAAACCTAGTGCCTGGGCTCCACCATCCAGTTTGGATGCACCACCTGCACCACAGGGTTATGCCCATCGTTGGATAAGAACGAGTGTGGCTGGATTTGAGGATACAGCTAATGTAACTAAAAAATTCAGAGAAGGTTGGGAATTTGTAAGAGCAGAAGAGATTAAAAACTCAGCTGATATTCACAAATATCCGACAATTTCGCAGGGACAATATGCGGGGTGTATTGGAATTGGAGGCCTTGTGTTGGCAAGGATACCTGAAGAGATATTAAAAAGCCGTGCCGAGTATTTCGATAGAATTACTCAAGATCAAATGAACGCGGTTGATAATGATCTAATGAAGGAACAACGACCTGAAATGCCGATCAATATTGATAGGCAAAGTAGAGTTACCTTTGGTGGTAGACGTAAAGACTAATTTTTTAGTAATAACTACCCACGATCGGAACTCTTAATTGTAATAAATGTTTAAATAGGAGAAAAAACATATGGCAAACGTAGCGGAACAGTTCGGTCTTAGACCGTACAGAAAACTAGACGGTACACCACTTGTTGGAGCTCAAAACAGATATACAGTTAAGGCCGGAGACACTACTGCAATTTACCAAGGAGATTTGGTTGTACCAACTTCTAACGGTAATATTGAAAAGTATGACCCTTCTGGAGCACCTGAAACTGCTGTTATTGGAGTATTCAATGGGGTGTTCTATAACGACCCAACAACTCAGAAGCCTACTTACAAAAACTACTACCCTGGTTCAGTTACACCAACTGAAGGCAATATTACTGCTTTCGTTGTTGACGATCCAGATGCAGTATTTTTGGCAGACTCAAGTGGGATATTTGCAAGAAGTGGCTTGTTTAAAAACTACGGTATAACAAATACTACTGGAGTTACACAAACAGGTATTTCGAAAGCACAATTAGATGTAGCAACTTCTGGAACTCAAACTACTTATGTAGTTCAAGCGATTGATATTTCGCAAGATCCAGATAACTCTGATACTAGTGCAACGAATGCGAACATTCTTGTTAGAATCAACAATCACTTCTTTAGAAGTGGTACAGGTATAGCGTAATAAAGGAGATAAACTATGGCAATATCACGATCACAACTAGTTAAAGAACTAGAGCCGGGTTTGAATGCTTTATTCGGCCTGGAATATAACAGATACGAAAATCAGCACGCGGAAATTTTCCCAGCTGAAACATCTGACAGAGCTTTTGAAGAAGAAGTAATGTTAAGTGGTTTCGGTTCAGCACCAGTTAAACAAGAAGGTGCTGGAGTAGTGTTTGATCAAGCAACTGAAACTTTCACTGCTAGATACTCACACGAAACTATCGCATTAGCATTCTCAATTACTGAAGAAGCTATTGAAGATAATCTGTATGATAGATTAGCTGCAAGATACACAAGAGCTCTTGCAAGATCTATGTCTAACACAAAACAAGTTAAAGCTGCATCAGTGCTTAACAACGCTCAAAAAGCAACTGGTTTCAATGGCGGTGACGGAGTACCTTTAATTAGTGCTTCACACCCACTTGCAACTGGTGGAACTTTCTCGAACGTTTTAGCAACTGCTGCTGACCTTAACGAAACATCTTTAGAGCAATCGTTAATCGATATCTCTGGTTTCGTTGATGAAAGAGGCTTAAAAGTAGCTCTTATGGGCAGAAAAATGATAATTCCAAAAGAATTACAATTTACTGCTGAAAGACTAATGAAGTCTCCTCAAAGAGTTGGCACAGCTGATAACGACATCAATGCTATCGCAAACATGGGAATGATTCCTGAAGGTTACAGAGTTAATAACTTCTTAACTGACACTGATTCATACTTCATCTTGACTGATGCTCCAAACGGTTTTAAACACTTCATTAGAAGTCCAATTAAAACTGCTATGGAAGGTGATTTCGATACAGGAAATGTTAGATTTAAAGCTAGAGAAAGATACTCTTTTGGATTCTCTGATCCAAGATGTGTATTTGGTAACGGAAACTTACCAACATAATAGCTTTAATACTTAATTGTATTATTGAAAAGGGGCGGAGTTTACTCTGCCCCTTTTTTTATGTATAATTAAAACACCTAGAACAATTAATTTGTTGTGTAGACTGACTAGGCAGACGGTATAGAGACTACATAACGAACGCTATACAAAGGAGACTATTATGGCAAACACTACATTTACAGGACCAGTCCGATCGGAAAATGGTTTTTTAGGAGTAACTAAAAACTCATCTACTGGTGCCCTTACAACTAACTTTTCTGTAGATTCTACAGGATTTGTTTCAGCAACTGCTAACACAAATGCTACAGCAGGAGCAGGTATATCTGCAACTGGAGTTTATGCAACTTCATTAGAAAAAGTTGGATCAATTATTAAAACAACTATTATGATTGATTTAACAGGTATAACTTCATCTGGAACTACAAATGATATTATCGGAGTCGATAACTCAAGTCCAGCTTATTTTGCTGCACTTACAGCGGCAAACAACGGAACTTTGTTTTCTGCAAGGCTATTAACTTTAGAAACTCCAGCAACAGGAGATACTGATATTGATATTTATCAAGCAGATGAAGCAACAGGTGTTTACTCAACTGCAATCAGTACTTTAACTGCATCATCTTTATTAAATTCTGGTGGTGTAGCTGCAGGGGACATCGACATAATTACTTTACCAACTGTTGGTAAATATTTATATTTCGTTCAAGCAGGAAGTACTACAGGAACATATACTGCAGGTAAATTCTTACTTGAAGTTTACGGTTATTCTGCGTAGTAATCAATAATTAATCGTGGCTCCTTCGGGAGCCACAACTAAGGAGAACACATGGCAGCTAAAAGTGATATACAAGCGACTAGATCTGCAGCAGCTGCAGGAGCTACAGCTATAATTCCTAATCCAATTAGATTAAAAGGAATTATAATTGCCTCTAGCGGTGGTGGGGATGGTTTGTTAGAATTAACGACAACCTCTAATGCTGGTGATACTTTGTTTGTTGGTGATGTGCCTAGTGGAGATGTAGTTAATTTTTCATTTCCAGAGGATGGTATTTTATTTCCTCAAGGTATTTATTGTAAAACAAAACAAAATATTACTGCTTATACTTTATTAACAGATAAATATTCAGGACCTAATCTTACTGGTCAAAACGGATAGTTATTATGGATTACTATGCTGATCTAGGTTTAGAAATAGACAGCTTTGCAAAAGGTGGTATGCCTGCGCGAAATAAAAAAAATTATCGTTCTACTAAAAGTGGAGCGGGAATGACTCGTGCAGGTGTGGCAGCTTATCGAAGAATGAATCCTGGATCTAAACTTAAAACAGCAGTAACAGGTAAAGTTAAAAAAGGAAGTAAAGCAGCAAAAAGAAGAAAATCTTATTGTGCAAGATCTGCAGGACAAATGAGAATGCATAATGTAAATTGTAGCAAAACTCCAGATAAAAGAATTTGCGCTGCAAGGAGAAGGTGGAAATGTTAAATGGCCTATCTCAATGCAAACATACCACCGATCTATTGTAAGATCAGAAAGGAGTATCTTTATGACCTTAAAGAACATCATGGAGAAAGCGAAGACTGTGTTATCTTTGGTCTCACATCAATATCAGGGCTTGCAATTTTATTTAACATCATGCTTCCTAATGGTGCGTGCTATTGGCGTTTGCCTATCTCAGCGTTTTTCCAAAAATCGTATGACCGAGCCGATGTGCCGGATATGCAGACGCACGAATTGGAATTGTGGAATTGTTTTAGTTATTGGCCTAGCGTGCATTGCTTTGATTGGTTGGATGGTATAAACGGTAAATATTTAGGACTAGATAAAAAATTTTATCATGGCAAATATTTATTCACAGTTGATTGGGCTCATCCAGAGACTAATATTTTGGATACCGAACATTCTGAAATTCCTCAAGAACATAAGTGTGCACATATATTGGAACTTACTAACGGCAATTTTGCTGCTCAGCCTAACAATCGCATTCTGTGGCATGTTAATAGCTACACTACTGATAACAGCTGGCCTGACTATAAAGTACAAACTACATACTGGGATGCAGAAGATACTAGCATGGTTACAGAAGATAGTGATAAAATGTTCTACCAAATGGAAGAAAAAATAGAGGAGTAGTTATGAGAGATAGTAAAACAATTGAATCTTTTTTAAAACAAAAAGATAAAACAGAAAAAGAAAAAATATTATTCAAAAATTTAAAAAAAGAAGTTGAGACAGGTGCAAACGGAACACAAAAGTATGTAATTAAAGAAGGTGTAAATAAAGGTAAAGTTGCAAGCACATGATAGATAAATGGTTGTATACTTTTTTTGCTAGTATTGATAAGTTTTTTTCTTTTATAGAAACTTATACTGTCAAGTTTACATCTTGGTTATGGCACTTTAGAATAAAACTTCTAAGAA